CACCATAAGCAGCCAAGTTCCCTTGAGCGCCTGCAGCACTACCACCAGAAGTAGCGGAAGTATTAGGAACAGGAACAGCGTTAAGGTCGAACGACATGGTACCGAGAAGCTCAGGACGTTGCATACGCGCATCAGGAGAAATCACGCCGAAATGAGCTTGGATGATTTCAGTAAGGCGAGTACCACCACGAGCGTCACGCTCCAGGAGTTGCTGAGTAGCAATGCCGACGCGCAAGGCGTTAATAGTCGAAGCAGTCGCCGACGACAAATCAACTTCCAAGCCTGCCTTATACTCAACAGGAGTTACAGCACCCGGAACAGAGCCAGAAAAGCTGGCATAATTAAAGCCACCCGGCTCAACCCGAGTATCACGGTTGGCGCCTCCAACAGTACCCATTTCAAAAACACCAGTAGAATTAATTGCTGCAGTACCACCCAGAGGAATAGTGACAGCGTTACCCTTCTGCGGAGTAGCAAGAGCGCTAGTGAAATAATCGTGACGTTTACCGCGACGAAGCAAACTGAAACTAGCGTGAGCATCAGGACCATCACCAACGAACTCATCAACACCATCCTGCAAGTTTTCGTCTCTGTATTGAGAATTCCATATTAAATTATAGGCCCTTGTATAAAAGGAATGGTACCTATCATCATCAGTAGCCGTAAAAGCACGTTGACGGAACCCGAAATAATCATAAAGCGAATTAGGGGTTACGGTAAGGCCGTCAAGATCCAACTTTGGCGAGACGAAAGCAATAGAACTCGAAGGGTCCGGAGTACGCTCACCCATGAGCTTAGCCCAGTTCGTTTGCAGCAGGCGTAATGGAACCGCCCAGTAATGGACATCGAAAACAACAAGGTCCATAAACGGTTTAATGGGCGTAGCAAGACGAGCAAGAACCTTGGAGTGGATGGAGAACGTATCACCCGGCCAAGCAATATCCCGAAAGAAAGGAACCAAGTAACCCGCGTCGAATGAAGTTTTATGGCCATGACTACGGTCGAAGGTACTTCGATTGATGTTAGCACGTGGCACCCGAGCGAAGTGAGACCCAGCAGTGGCAATGTCTGGGGGTGTAACGGAATTGATTTTCATAGAACACCAGAGAAGGAGACTACTTAACGAGCGACGCCGCCATAATAATTAGCTCAGGGGCTTGAGCCTTGAACAGACCAGTAAGAGGATTGTACTCACCAATCTTGTGGAGACCAAAAGCAGTGGGATGGGAAGTGATGGACTTGTCACCACCATTGACAGCATCGCCGAGAGCGCGAATTGCGAGACCCTCAGAAGCAAAGAACATGGGCATGGCGAAAGAAGCAGCCGCCGAATCGTGGAGAGCATAAACTTGAATGTTTTCAGCTTGATTATTGCGCGAGAAAATCTGCATGGTAGTTTACTCCGTGGGATGACGCGAGCTTGGCCTTGAGAACTTGCTCACGGACCAAGAGACGCTCAGGACGCTGTTCCAAAATGGAATCAGGTTTGTTCGCTTTATCCTTACGACGCTTGACCAACCTTTCATAGAGGGGAGGATTAGAAGCCTTTAAGGTCTCCATAAAATATCTAGGCAAAGGCGAAGACCTAGAACCACCGAGCCAGATGTCATCACGCTCAAACTCGGAGTCGAGAGAATAAACAGCCTCCAGACCTAGACCCGGCCTGGTGGACATGCGCGCGAACGGCGCGAAGCGATCGATGTACGCTTCCTCGGCGTCTTTACCGGTGAGCTTGGCTTGGACGTAGGACGCGACATAGGCGCAGGATTCATAACGCACGTCCCCGAAGGACACATAACCCAAGCCCCACACGTCAGATAAGAAGGCACTAGAGGACAACGGACCGAAGTCAGTTTCCTTAATCTTAACGCCGTCTGACGGAGACCAGCCAAAGAGGATAGCATGATAATGGGGTCGAACGAACTTTTCGCCATACTCACCGCAGGAGAAGTAGCGAACCATAGGAGGAGAGAGCCCAGCCTTACGAGCATCACGAGCCAACTGCTGGCGCAAACGCTTCCAGAAATCCGCTAGATGTTTAGGGTTTAAAGTAGAATTCGGCGGAAGATTTTCCGGCGAATAAGTGAGCGTAATAAAACAGGAATCGGCCCACGAGCGAAGCTCAAGGACAGAACGACAAGCCCACTCGCTTGTCTTAGTGACACGACATCCAATACAACCAAGACAGGGAACAGTCTTGGGAATAGGGGAAACGGCCTTACCAGGGTCTTGAGTAAGCTTTCCGCTTGCTGAGCGCCAACCGTGCACAGGATAAAAACAAGGCATCAGAACCCATCCTAGCGCGAATTAGACCCATCTCAGGAGCTGAGATGGGGGGTTCAGACCTAGAAACGGATGCCACCGCGCATAACATAAGCTACGGAGTTCTTGGCACCGCCAGAACGACCATTTAAACCAGCAGTTTTCGAGAATAACTTCCCCGAACTACCGCGCGACATTTGCGAACGCTGAGCCATGAGAGCACCAGAGAGAGAGAATTCGTGTCACGTAGCCTATTAGTATCAAGTAACCAATAGGCTACGGACAGTAAACTACACCTTTTCAGGAGTAGTGTCAACAGGTGGAACCTTAGAAGCAGGCGGAGCCGACTTAGCGACAGGAGGAGCAGGCACCTCAGCCGAAGAACTGGCTGAGGATGCGCGACGAGAGACAAGACCATGCTGAATAGCAAGGTCAAGATTAGAAGGATCTGAGAGCCAAGACTCCAACTGACGGGGGTCATGATCCAAAAGACGCCTAACGGCGAGAGGAAGAAGCTCAAACGATTGTTGAGCAACCCGGACAGCCATAAGGGCATCCGTACCAATAGGAAGAGCAGTAGCATCCCCGAAGACAGGAGTACGGGGAGAAGAAGGAAGAAGGCCAGTTTTCAAGAAACGGCCAACAATAACATTAATGTCACACTCCGACGCAAAACTAGTCTGAGTACGACTAGGAAGCTTAGAGCGATAGACAAGACGTTCAGTGGAACGAGAAGAAGAAGAATCAGGAGAAAAGGACATAGAGAAATCCGAGAATGAGAGAAAGAAAAACAGAATAGAAAATGAAAGCGAGAAAAATCTCGAAATCGTAATCCATGAGAACCTCTAAGGATTAACACGAGAGTGTTGAAGCAACTTAGGAACAGGCTTAACAGCCCTAGCAGCGCCCTTAAAAAGAGCACCACCAAGGAGACCACCAGAAAGAGCACCAAAGAGACCCTTGCCGACACCAGCACCAACTTTGAGAGCCTGCCAAACAGGAGAGCCATCAAACTTGTACTGAAGGTCACGACCAGGCTGACCCTTATTAAAGTCAGCAAGATGAGCACGGTCCATATCACGACGAATCCGGTCAATCTCAAGACCAAGAAGACCACGCTTAGCAGCCGTGGGGATAAGCTGCTGATTCATAAGATTAGTAACACGCTCAGCAGTAAGCAAACCAGCTTGAGCATCCTTAACACGTAAATCAGCGTCAGTCTGACGAAGCTGATTCTTAGCACTCATGACCTGAGTGGCATTAGAAACAAGACCAGCACCAACAGCCCCAAAATCAGGAACATGGGCAGGCTGTTGAGCAGACGAAGGGGCCGAAGCCCCTCCACCCCCAAGACCAGAGAGAATAGGATTAAGCCCGGCAGCGCGAAGGTCAGCGACCTCGCGTTGATGGGCAGTGTTAGACATATCACGGGCAAAGTTAGACGAAGCAGCGAACGCGCGGTCGGATTCTTCACGACCGCGGTCCATTTGATACTTCATCCCAATGCCTTGAGCAATGGCACCAACACCGGCACCAGCAAGACCTTCCCACATAAGAACCTCTAAATACGAGTTAAGCCCGGTATGGAGAACAAGGGCAAGGGACGAGTAGCACGGAAATCAGTCCAAATATCAGCCAAGAAATGTGGCTCACTAGGAACAGCAATAACACGATCAATAGGAGGATTCTCCAGAATGAACGTACTGTTCAAAGCAGGCAAAGCAGCGAAATCCTCCGCAAGGTGCCAGACGTCAAGCGAAGCAGCCGCATCCGATGACATAACGCCCGAAATTTGCGACGGCATGTAACGCATTTCAGCCCAACGCTCCTGGTACCCCCAGATAGTATCGTCCGCACCAGTACCAGCCGAGAAAATCTCGTCATTGAGAATACCCTGCTCACCCAGGTTAGCGAACTCTGGCAAATAGAAGTCATAGCGCGAACTGTAGCGCATATCCCGGCGATGACCCTGCTGGTAAGTATAAGGAGCACGAGCAGAAACAAGACCAATCACAACGCAATGTTCAGTGAACGATTGAGTAAAACCACCATTACCAAAGCCAGCACCATAAGCAGCCAAGTTCCCTTGAGCGCCTGCAGCACTACCACCAGAAGTAGC